ACTTGAGGTGGTAAACATAAGCATCAATAATTAAACCAATGTCTCTACCACACTTAGTAGCAAGAGAACCCCAGTTCAATCCAGGATATTGTGTTTGAGCCCATGTTAGAGATTGTGAGATAATATCAGCACGGTTTGCTGCGATAAGATTAGCAGCATCATAGAATGTGCCATTATTAATACCACTCCAAGAGAATGTAGCTTGATCATTACCAGAGAATGATGTTGCAACGGATACTGTTACTCCAGGTGGAACGTTAAAAGTATTTCCAGGTGCAACTGCACCAGTGCTGGTAGCAATCGTACCATCGGTTCCTGTTCCAGATAAATCAGTTACACCAGATGGTACACCACCACTTCCACCAGAGTTTGCTAATGCAGAATTGTTGAGGGTTACTTGTGTATCGCTATCAATAGAAACAATTTTTGTTCCAGTGGGATAAGATCTGCCAGAACTTACAAACATACCAACTGCAACATTTGCAGTTGATGTCAATGTCATTTCACGAGATCCTTGAACGTAAGAAACACCAACGTCAGTATAATCCCAATTGCGAATTGCTAGTTTTGCTAGTCTAGTCGCATACGAGAAAATATCATTAGATTCTGTCTTATAATTTTGAATGTAGAGATAATCGCTACTTGTATTGAAAATGCCAGCGTAATCAATAGTCTTAACATTACCACCAAATCTAATATCATGCTGATATGCATCTAAGATAAATCTTAGATTGTTTTCGTAGTCATCTTGCTTTGTGCTCCAATCTAAAGATGGATGTGTAGCTTTGCCATATCCAATAGATTCGTTAACAATAAACTCGGCATTTCTTTCAATTTGATTTGCAGCATCAATCCATGTACCACCACGTTGGAAAATATTTCTTACTTTTCTTAAGTGTTTTGTATTGTATTGATTATCCTTAAACTGGAATACTTTTCCATAGAAAGTTACGCCCTTGTATGGTGTAGTCTCTCCGCCATCACCAGTTAATTTTGTGTTTGGTCCAAGAGGAGGAGCAGAGAAAACAATTTGATCACCAGAAATTGTATAAGAAACTCCAGGTTCTTGAAGAACACCATCTAATGTTACAATAAGACCTTTTTCTGTTGCAGGTGAGAAAGGAACACCTAGATCGTTTAGAATCTGGAATGAAGTTGTTCCTTGCAATCTTCCATCAGTATCATAGTAACCATCAAAAGGTGCAGCAAGAGTAAACTCAAATGCACGAACTTCATTAAACAAGAACTCACTAGTTGCAGCAGAACCAACACCTTTACGAATTCTTTGGTTCTCTACTTTTTGTACAGTTTGTGTTACAACTCTGGTTGTATTCTCTACTGTAATCTTATTCTTTTCAGGATCCCAGAGTTGGATTACACTGAAGTGAGATGCCTTTGGTAGTTCTGCTGGCATTTCACTGCTAGCAGTAGCTTCTACATCAACTTGACCAAATAACTTAAATCCAGCTGGGTGTGTAGTAGACTTAATTAGTTCACGCCACTGATCAATAGGTGTCTTAGATTTGACAACATAAGAATAATCTTGGTAGAAGTCACTATCAATTAGTTTCTGGTTAGAAACTCCAAGACGACCTCTGTCAGATTTGTAATATCCTAGATTATCATAAAAACTAGAAATTTCTTCATTAAAGGTACTGACAAATACTCTATGAACTGTACCAGATACAGGAGCAAGAACAGATTCAATAACAACATTTTCACGGAGAATACCTTGTGTATTCTCTAGTTTGAGTAGTCTAGATCCAAATCTCCATTCAGATACCTTTGCTCTGAATACCTCTTGTCCAGAAATTTTCTGAACAACAGTTTCGCCCTTTCTGAAGTTTCCTGTATAGTTCTTTAATACTGCAGTGTAATTAGAAGAGAATGTAGAAGATACAGTTTTGTCTAAGTGGAATGCACCACCATTCTGTACAAACGTTACACTTTGTGGTACACCAATAGTAGAGCTATTTGCAAATGCCTCTACATCGCTTTCAATGATTTGAATTTTTGGTGCAGCAGTATATCCACGTCCAGGTTTGTCTACAGTGATAGAGAAGATTTCACCATTTCTAACAACAATATTGAATATTGCATCAACCCCATCACCTTCTGTGATAACAACTTTTGGATTTACATAATTAGATCCTTTGTTGTCAATTCTAACACCAGTAATTGCTTGAGATGCAGAATCAAATAATACAGTAGCAGAAGCTCTATAATCTTGAGTTGGATCAACACCTGTAATTACAGGAACTTTCTTATAATTTAATCCGAGGTTGATGATGCTGACTTTATCAATCTCACCGACAGCGAACTGACCAGTAGTAGTATAAGAAATGGATCCAGAACCATCCCAAAGAGGCACGCCAACAACATCATACACAAAACGATTCGGTGTAACATAATTGATTGTCTTTGTTCCTTGTAGTGGGTCTGTGATTAACTTGAAGAATGCACCATCAGAATCTACAATATTTTTCTTATCAAAATAATAGAAGTTTGTAAAATTAGTTCCTCTCTTTGTCTGATAGTTGTTATCAGCAAGTCTAGAACCAAATCCAAACTTAACATCAGTAAATGCACCAGGGTTACCAGGAAGAATTGTAGACTCTTGCTTTTCTACTGTAATTAAGTTATAATTTCTACTTGGACTAATGTCAAAGTAAGTTCCAGTAAGACTGGAATGTGAAGTATCAAAAATATACTTGTAAAATTCCTGTAAATTAATATTTGGGTTGGGTGTAAATGTAGTATTATCTTCAGAAAATTCAAATTTATATTTTACATCCTCAGCAGATCTAACTGCTACCAATCTTCGTGGAGTGCTGCTATCAAAGAAACTAGAACTTAGAGCAACTTTATTTGCATTTGAAGTTAAAGTACCATAGTCATATACAACCGTGATCTTTTGAGTTACTGGATCATATGATTGAATGTATCCAGAGTTGCTACCAGTAAAGATTTGGAAGTTAGCACTGAAGTTATATCTTGCATTATACAAAGAAACTTCTTGCCCATCAAAGTGATCAACGTCTTTGGTTTCTTCTTGAGCTCTTAATACAGTAATATCATTACCATTAATTGCGGTAACTCTTACAACTTCTTCGCCAATTTTAAGTTGATCATCTTCTGCAAATCCTATAGCACTGTCAACGACTAGTTTAGTAGAACCAGCAGCAAAACCTACATGACCAACATATAAAGTGAATCTTGCTGTAGACTGAGACGCACCAGATCTTACTAAATCTTCATCAGCAACAGAAAGATAATCTCCTCTAGCATAACCAGATCCAGCATTTTCTATTTGAATTCCAGAAACTACACCTGCATTAGATACAGTAAAGGTAGCAGTTGCTCCAGATCCCGATCCGCCAGTAAGAGCAACAGTGCTGTAAATGCCAGCTGTATAATCAGCACCACCATTAAGAATCTCATAGCGACCAATACCAGTAAAGTTAATGTTAGTTTTTGCGCTAGGTGGTAACAAGACTGCCTCTTGATACAACCTCTTTCTGAGATAATAAGTCTTAGTCTTTGTTGCGTCATCAGGATTGATGTCAATTGTTACTTGATCACCAATTCCTAACCCATGGTTAGAACCAGTCTCAATTAGAGCTACACTTTGATTAACTTCAAATGGTTCTAAACCATCACTTAGAGATGTTAATCTTACAACTTTTGTACCAGAAGTATTGAATAGATCAGAAGACTGTAAGAAGTATGTGTCATCTACTACCCAGGTTCCTGTGAGAACTTTAATTTCAACAACATTCTGACTGCTTGTTCCTTCTAAAACTTCTGCAGTTGCAATTGGTGCATTAATGCCATCAGTCAGACTTAATGTAGCACCTTTGGTGTAAGAACTTCTCTGATCTAAAAGAACAGTAAAGGTCTTGATAGTTGCAGAGAAAGTTCCTGTTTCATCAAATGTTCCAACTACATTTCTGAGAACAATTGTATTATCATTTCTTACCGTACCAACAATAGAACCAGATGCACCAGATGATGGTTGATTCAGGGTGTCATCTGCAAACAAATATGCATTCTGGACGGTTGTTAGTTTTACAACTTTATCTTCTTTAGATTCTAAGTAACTTACAGATTTACCTTTGACAGAAGAAATAATAGCTTCTACCTCAGATCCTTCAGTTCCTCTATTATCAAAATAAACTTGAGAATTGATAGAGAAGTTTGCAGATGATCTAAGAACTTCAACTTCATCTACAGTTCCAGAATTTACTTCTGCAATAGATGCAATGACACCTTCGCCATTGCCTTGCATTCCAGGAATATAATACTTTTTGGAATTCTTTGGAATGTCGTCTTGGTTAATATTAGAATTGTAATTACTATCAACTGGAAGAGAATAGAAATTCTCTCCTAGAACGTATGGGTATTGCGGTACTTGATTGCTATCAATAGTAAGGAAATAAGCATAAGTTCCTTTCGGAAAGTCTGGGGTAATACAAAATCTTCCATTATTCTCGTCTAACGTTCCGCTCCTGTGAGTATAAGTGTAATCGTTATTAAAAGTTCCAAGTGGGTATTGTGTAATAGATGGTCCATTACTACGACTTCCGTTTAAAGAATAACCAGATGTCATTCTTACAATAGAAGAAGTAGAATCTAATGGATCCTCATGACCGAATGGACCATAGATTGGATTGCCATCATAAGCAAAACCAATGATAGGTGAGTGTGTCTTTGTAGCAGGTTCTGCTCCAGAACTACTGATATTGTCATTCAGAGCAACACGCAAGGCTTTTGGATTAGCAACGTGTCCATAACCATATTCCAAAGCATTGTTATAGTTCTGGAAAATGTATCCATACTCTGTATCAAGATTGGATTCTAGTTTTTCAAATCTATTGAAGTTCCATTCTTTAAGCAATGGAATACCTGTAGCATCCTGTCCAACAGGAATAATATCTACAATGACAGTATTTTGATTATAGAAGTTTCCTTCAGCAATTTTGTCAAACCCAGTGATGTTACCATCGGTATTGACGATTGCGTTATACTCGGCAAATCTACCTCTGCCTGCATTATCTCTAATTCTTACTGTTGGTGGGGAAGAATAAAACTCACCAGCATTATCAATAACAAGACTAGTTACTTTTCCACCAGTAACAATAGCACGAACTTCTGCTCCTCTACCAGATGTAATCGTAATGTCGGGAGTTCTTGGGAAAATATCGTTAGTATCAACAATGATTCTCTCAACAACCTGACCAGTGAGTACAGCTCTTGCTTTATTTGGAACTTGGTCAACTAGAACAAAGGGTGGTTTTGCATAACCTCTACCCTGAGTATTGACTTTGATTTCTTCTAATTCACCAAAACGGATGCTCTCATGATCCCTAAAACCGTAGACAGGGACACCGTTTAGAAGGATGCCAACATCTCTATTAGGAGTTTTGTAAGTTTCTGTAGTTGTTGTTGCTTCTTTTCTAATAATACGAAGCAGTCTCTGATCTAGCAGAGTCTCGTTAACAGTAGAACCATCTAAAATTTTATAAGATGGATATGTAGAACTTGTGATATAATAGTATTGTTCGTCTTCAAAGATAGAAGATACATCAGTAGTTAACTGACTGATAGAAGATTGAATGGATGGTAGTGTAGGAACTACAGGTGCTGTTCCTTGATCTAAGAACCATCTAGTTTGATTCGTACCAGTTCTAACGATCTTAGGATCTGCAGTCTCAAATCCAGGACTAGAAACCTGAATTTTGTCACCAGGACTAGAATATGGTTGAGAACTTTCTGGTCTGAGGTTGTATACAACACCAAAAGTCAGAAGAGTTACTCCTGCACCTGCAATAGTAACAGGCTTGTAAACAGCAGTTCCTGCTGGATATGCAATAGCGCCAGAAGGTTGTCTGTCATCAATGATGAATTGAGTAACAGTCTTCTCTTTAAATGTAATAGTTTCTGTTCCAATAAGGATAGAACCACTCTTACCCCATCCTAGGGTAGAAGAAACATTAATTCTATCACCAGTGCTGTCTGTTCCTGATACCGATCTTTCAAGTTTAGTCTTAGTTGAGACTGCGAAAGAACCATTGACAGTTTCTGGTGCTAGTACAATATTGAAGATTTGCTCGTTATCTGCTGTACCATCAGCATATACGTTGTCTACAACAGAATCTGCATAACCATATTCGGCAGTTTCTAATTGTACTACTTTTTTACCAATCAGATTCTTGACATCACCACTGACGACTTTGCACTTAAGTGCATAAACATTGATCCAGTCAGATTCAGATGCTTTGTATGTAAAGTCTCTTGGTTTATAAACCTCAGGTTTATTGGCATGTTCCTTTGCAACAATAGTGTTGAAAATGAACTGAATGGAGCTCTTGGTGCCTTTTGCCTTGTAAAACTTCTGAATGTTCTTGATAAGAGTTCTCTTATCAACTTCTCCCTTGAGATATTTCTCAGGGAAAGAACCTAGATACTGATTCTCAAAGTTTTTAACAAATGCATATAAGAACAGGTTACTTACATTAAGAACTTTTTGCCCAGCATTATGCGGTGCCGCATTTGTACTAGTAAAATTGCTTGCTTCATATAAATCACCAAGAGATGTGTTGCCACTAACACCTCTAGAGCATTCTTGGAGTTCTGTGTCAGTTCTCGTAGCATAGAAGATGATCTCATCGTCAATGCGGATGTATCCGTTCTTTTTTGGAAAGGATTGTGCATCTGTAACAGTAATCGTAGTATCGCTATCTGAAATGCTGGATGCTAGACTATCATGCTGCGTAAGAATATTTTTCTCATAATAATCAATGTCAGCATACTTTTGGAGGTTACTAATAACATCCAAAGTGCCGCCTTGTACTTCCTGAGCTTCGTAATACTTCTGAACGAACTTACTAAACAGTTCATATTCATCTGTAATAAAAGCAGGAAGCTGTGTCTCAATGAGAGTAGAAATTCTCTTAGTCTTTACAGCAGGCATTTACTTTACTCTTTGTATGCAGTGAACGAGGAATTAGCAACGTCAACGTCAAGATAGACCTCACGGACTGCCTTGATATCATTAGAAAGTGGTTTTACTCTTACCGAAATACGATTGTCAAAGAAACTGCCCTTAATGATAGTCAGAGCATACATTTTCAGTTCACCTTTTACATAATCAATATCGCCAATATCGCTGTCAAGGACAACCTTTTCGCCAGTTACGCTATCTAGTCTATATAGGACAATTTTGCCACCTCTGTCTTCAACGTACACATCAAAGTTTGGATACTCAGTGACTCTAAAACCAGTGCTAGACAAGACTGGATCATCACAATCACTGTCAAATGCATTCTGGAAACATACTTCATAATAGAAGGTAGAATTGAGTTGTGGATAAAAATCCTTTCTCATTGTAACTTCTGTTAAGTTGGAGTTGATGCTACGGTCTGCATCATCAATAACACCTACCATTTTACTGTATCTAAACTTACCATTGAACTTCTCAGTGTCGGAAGTATCAAGGTAAGATTGAACACCACCAATAACTTTGTCTCTAATTTGAGCTGGTGTCTGGTCAGTTGAGTTTCTGTTGTAGTAAATCTTGCTGCTTAACTCAACATACAAGATAGATGGGTCAATTAGTTGTGGTTCAACTGATGCAACCACATACTTCTTAAGTTCATCAACAATATCACTCTTCGTCAATGATGTAAGATAGCTTGCATCTTTTGGTTTCAATGCAATGAAGACTTTACCATACTGAGGAGGATCTTGGTCTTCACCACCAAAGATGATGATATCGCTAGTTGCGGGATACACTTGGCGAACAATTGCTTCATAGTCCTGAGCGGTCACTGCACGGTCCTGTGTGCCGTATGCTTTGGGAGCGGTATATTTGATCTTCTGGGTGCTTTCAATCTCTTCACCGCCCGCAGAAGCAGTAGTAGAGGTGATAGAGGTAGTGAATGCACTAGGAGATACACCAGATGGGTTCTCAAGGACACCAGAGAAGACAAATGTTCTTACTCCATTGCTTTCTGGACCTGCTGTAGTAAGATAAGAAACTTCAATTCGTGCATTATTCTCTAGCTTTGCACCTAGAACACCGTCACCTATAAGAATTTCATATCTTTCATCTTCAATCTCGTCAAGGAAGAAGACTTTAGATGTACCATCAACACCTAGAATGTTATCTGCTACAAGGTATGGTTCACTGAAGCTACCTCCAGTTGGATATACCTTCACTCTAATTGTGTTGGTGTCAATATTTTGGTTGTCAAGAATAAATCTTTGACTTCTAAGTGCTGTGTTAACTGTAAATGTATTGGTCAGTTGCGTTCCTTCTTTGATAGCAACATCAGTAAACGTTGCAACATTATTAGCAACCTGTGCTTTTACATCGTCAAGTACAACATACTGATAGATGTTATTGTCGTAGTTTGCAATAAATCCAGTTCCCTTCTTGAGAATCAGTTCAGTATCAGTTGTTGGGTTAGTATAAGTTACATTAAAAGAGACATACGCAGTAGGAGACGTAGCACTCTTGGGTCTGTACCCTAGTTGCTTCGCAATCGCTACTACGTTGTCCCTCAAGGTGGCAGAATCAATGAATAGTTCATTGACTACCATATTGGTGTTAAACGCCGTATAGTAGGTGTTATAAGCGAGTGTATCAATCAGCGTGGATAATGCCGATCCCTCAAAGTCATAGTCAGTAAAATCCGACTGTGCTCTCAAGTATTCCTTGAGTTGAGCTTTGATATCTTCAAAGTCTAAGTTGGCAACCTGAGTATAAGGCATTATCGTGTACGCTCTAAGAAGAATTCTACTGCCACTGATGTGTCTTCTCTACCCACGATACTGAAGTTCATTTCAACTTCATATCCATTATTTTGAAAATCTGGGTAGCAGTTAATCGCACCAACTCTAATTCTTGGTTCGTAACGATTTAGCGTATCTCTGATCTCTGATTTGATTAATGCAGATGTAGCAGAATCCATTGGTTCAAACAACAGATTACTAACATCACATCCCAAGTCAGGTTGAAATGGTCGCTCGCCTTTCCTAGTAAGAAGTAAACCTGTGATCGCCTGAACAATCGCAGCCTTATCCTTAACCTGCACCAAGTCATAATTAACTGGGTGCTTCTTAAAGGTAATACTCAAATCTTTGAATGTCTCAAAGGAAGGCATTTAGACACAGCAATAGGCTGTTTTTATTTATCACTTACCACAGAACCCATCTGCCCACTCTTCTTGATTATCAAAGATTTCGCCTTCTTTGACATCTTTTAATTTTCTTGCTCTTCTAAGATGCCTCTCACTATCAACCTCAGTAATAAGAGTCATTCCTTCATCAATAAAATCACGACCTTTATCAACTTTACTGTTGCCCATAGTCCTCCTTAATTTTTGTTCGCCAGTCATAGTCTAGATCACCTTTATTTAGATCGCTATCAGTATATGCCAGGGGTCCCTGACTTCTAACGTAATGTAAGAAAATTTGACCGTAGTTTTCTCCTTCATATGCTCCACTACGTGAGTGTCTTGAGACACATCCGAGATAAAGAACCGCATCACCAGGATTTTTTAAAGTAATATGTTGAAAATTGCCACTTGGAGATTCTATTACAAGATCCCATGGTTTATCACCACCTAAATGTAGTGTCAAAGAAATCTCACAAGCTGGTCTGTCTGAATGTTGTAACAATTGTGACCCATTTTTATACAATCTCATCCAAGAATACGTTGGATATAGATTTTCGTTTACAATTTTAGTTACAATAGGAGTCAAATAATACAGTAACTCTTGACCAGGACGAGCTTTATAAGCGTTATAGATGTCACCTACGGTATATTCATCATATGATGCATCATTCTCTCTACCAAAGTTTTCTTCGGTTTGTCCATTGTAAAGTAAATCCTTATACAATACCTCAGCATACTTTTGATCAATGAAATGTGGCAGAATAATATAATTATTCTTCGTCAGTTCGGGATTCAGCATACTCCTTCTCTTTCATAGTTTGCCAAAAATAATCATCAGTGTCTCCTAAGCGTCCCCAGTCAATTCCTGCCTCTACTTGGTATTCTATGGTAGATACCTTGAAATCAGGGAAACGAGGTTCTTCAGGCGTAATAGAGAGGTCATACAACCGCATCCTGTTATTAGGATACAATGCAAATTGACCATTGTTTAATGCAATACAATTATGACTCTTGTGTTCGGCAGGAGTCTCACTTACATTGTTATCAATTACATCAGGATTTGCATGATAGTTATCTAACGTAAACAAATACTGCCCACGCATCAGTCCATGGTCACGAGTAAAGATCTCTGCATCCATAGAGCTTACAAAACCCTTATTAATTGCAGTAACACCATAATCCATACAATTCCAAAATTGTAGATTCTCCAAACTCATGTCTATGACTGGGGTTTGAGGTGCTCTTACAAATGCACTAATGGGCAACTTGTCATACATTGCTCCATACTCAGGAAGGTACGTCTCAAAATAAAAAGCACGCCCAGGTATACTCTTGCAAGATACCCAGACGCCTTCTACAAATTCTCCGTGACCATCCTGGTGATCTCGTAAGTATTCCTTACGGACCCACACTTTCTCAGCAGGAAGGTTACAGATTAAATTCATCGCCCTTGACCACGATACTTTTTCTTAGCTTTGTTACGACTGGTAGCAGCATACTTTGTGTTCTTTCCCATACCCTGACGAGTATTCTTGGGAGTAGACTCAATCATCTGCTGACCGCTGAGACCGACTTTGCTTCGTGCCATAATTCAAATCAATTGACTCCTATATTATATCACAAGATCATTCTGATGCAAATACCGTTAGACTAGAAAAGTGCATTACAATAGGACCAGGAGCAGTGGTAGCACCAACAAAGGCAGCTGGTTGACCATTGATTAATACTTTTGAACTCGTGTTAGCACCAACAATAACTGTCTCTACATCACAGATGGGTGGAAACGTTGGTGTGCAGTGCGTTTCAGATACATCACCAACACGATGTGCAAATGATCCGTTGATTTTTACATTAGGAGAACATGCTACACCAACTGTAGAAAACGTTGGTGGGATAAACGCGGCATGTGTCATATAACCTACACCACCTGGCATTTGTACAGCAAAAGGCTTCATAGGTCCTCAAAATCTGTATTATTTATTCCGCCCCTACTTGTTAACTCACCAATTCTATCACCTAAGTAATCACCGTTGTATACTACAGGCATATAGAAATACCAAATATTATTTGAAAGGTTTGAACCAAACGTCTCCAGTGCGCCTGCTGCTAGATCATCAATCAACGTTGCAGTATCCGCTGGTATCGTATCTGGTACAATAATAGTCGTACAACTTACTTTAATCGTATAAACTAACGTATTAAGCTTAGACGGTACAAACTGCTGTACGATGCCTGCTTCGTACTTTGTATAGGGTATACCATCATCACCCACTAGAACGGTCTTCTCGGTCCTCTCACGCTGCTCTGGCGTCCCTTCTGATGCTGTTTGGACACTACTATGAGTCCAATTAAACCAACTACTTCTCGTTTCGGCGCTTCCGCTCGTAGAGATCTGCTCAAATCCTTTATAGGGTAATCCTGACGTTGGACTTGTATATTCCTCTGAAGTAATATCAAACGTTGAATCCGCTATATTGAAACCCTGCTTCCTCCATACACCATCAGTACGAATTCGGAGTATTTCTTGGTACGTGTCTGGATTAAAGTTTTGAAGGAAATCTATCTCCTCCTCGGCGCTTTCAAACCCTAGAGAGAATCTATAGTTCTTTGCATTGATTGCAATATGATCTTGCCCATACTTTGAGTTGTTAACAATGACCATCTCTTGATCATACCAAGGATACTCAGTAACTGTTCCACTAACCTCGGATATGCCAACGTAACCTAAGAAAAGAGCTGGAGGAACGACATCATTCGTAACAATGACGCCAGGGTCAATGTTCGCCACTTCTTCCCCTTCATATTCCACGTAGTTTACCTTGTTCCACCCACCTGCCTGCATCGTGTAGTCATAACCAGTTGGTGTGAATTCTCCCTGTGTCTCTTCTTCCTCGGTACTCCGTGGCCAAAGACTGATATGGGTTACCTCACATTGCATGGTAGCAATTCGTTCATCCTCAAAAGCAGGCACCATCCAGATCTGAGTGTCTCCAAAATCTTTCCAACCAATGAATGGAGGCGTTTGGGAAATAAATCCAGGATTTAAGAAGTTCCACTCATCCGCAGTGTTCTTGGGATAAAATCTCCCAGCATAAAACGGTACACCAGTCTCTTGCGTGAGCTCAGATAACTTGTTCATATCTGAAATCTCAATGGGACCAATTCCTCCCATCGTGTTTGCAAATAGATTGATGAACGGTACTGCCATTAGTATGAAGAAAGTTTGGCGATTTTTACAAGGTCTCCCTTGATACCCTCCACATTGTTATGCAAATAATCTAATGTCTGAGCAATCGTCTCATACTCCTCAGAGTTCGGACGATGATACATCAATGTGGGGCGCTCTAGCTGGGAGATCCGTTGGTCCAGGCTCGTCAACCTCTCTGACAGCCATAGGAGTGTTCTCTCCTGCTCGTTCAACTTCGCTTGTAACTCTTCCATCATTTTGATCACCTCGTAGGAATGCATTAGACGCACGACTCTCAAACTCGTCGCAGAACTTGTCAAAGTTCTCTAGAATTTTATCGTAGTCGCTAAAATCAACTTTTTGGGGCATTTTTTTCTGGGGGAATTTTTTTTAAAACGACCTTTCGCAAAATATTTATCGGTCGTCTGGATACTTTTGTAGGTTAGGGAAGTTACCGTTTTTTGGAATCGCTTGGCGACCCTTAACTAACAAATAAGGGGGCAAATCACTG